GTATTCGGTAGACTCAACTGTATTAGCGATATCGCCCCTATGCGTATATAAAGCTATTAGCTCAGTGTTGTTAACTATCTGGTCGTGTAATTCCTGTATCTTATTCATGGCGTTTAGTCTAATTGGTTTAACATTGTTTGCATCTCATTAATGTAAGCCTGGTAGTTTTTAATTCTGCCAGTGTTAGCCTGGTCCTTGAAAGATAGCTCGTAAGCTATAGACTCCTTAGCTCTAGCGATACCGTTAATCATGTCGCTCTGGTACTCTTTGATTTGTTCTAGTGTGTATATCATAATATTTGTTTTAGCGTTATTGCCTATGCAAATATACAGACTCTTTTTAGTTAAACCTGAGAAAATCTAATCTTTTTTGTAAATAATTTCAAATTAAAACGTAAAACCCTAAGAACCAGCGCCCCCAGGGTTAAAGTTTTTTTTAGCTATTTCGTTCTGTAGCTTAATTGTACGTGCTCTATAGCGTCTGTCCAGCTCTCTTTTAGCCTTACTCAGTATATCGTTAGGATACCAGGTAAAGTTATTTATCATGTGCTCTAAGGCATACGTTGAGGTCTCTTTTACTATCATGAGCCGCACATATCACAGTCATCGCCCTGGGCCTCATTTAGAGCTGCCTCTCTGGCCTTTTCTATCATCTGGCTATATTCAGATTGCTCTATAGTAACTGGAGCTCTTAAACCGCTCCCTATGGCGTCATCTATAACCTCTATTAAATGCCTGAGCTCTGAGCGCTCAAACGCGCCTACTAGGTTATTGTTTACCTTTACCACGTAATGGTCTTTTTTGTACTTTGTTGGTGTTACCTCTGGTATCATATATTTAGTTTTTAATGGTTCTGTTATTATAATAGTATTTGTAAATCTCAGCTATTTTATCTGTAAGGGTATCGTCTTGTTTGTATACATCCTGGCCCATGTGTTTAGCATTATTGACCTCTACGCATATCTTGACCTTGCACATGTTAGCCGTCTTGTTCTTTATTTTAGTAGTATAAAACTCTTTTACTGGGATAGGGTAGCATCGTATACCCTCCTTTAAGGCCCAGGCCATGTGGTCTAGGAATTCCATTATCTGTATGGTGTTATGCGCTTGTTAGCGATTAGTTTACCGTTTCTATAGTGGTCTACTATTAGGCCAGTCTCTAGGGTTACCGTCTTGTATGGTAGGTAACTATATTTAATAAGTAATCTGTTTATTAGTCTCATAGTGTTATAGGGTATAAATTAATTCAGCTCCAAAATTAGAGGCTTGTTTTTTAGTGTCAAAGTATTCGTTTACTATCTCAATATCGTTTACCTCCATAACTAACTGCCATGCTTTAGAACCTTCGCCTAATGCGATAAAAGGGTTAGTTAATGTAATACGGATAGCTCCTACTTCTCTCTGGTAATCGCCTTTAGATAATCTGTTTAAATGTAGTCTCATGATGTTTTGTTTTTTGTAAAGATACGAACTCTTTTTAGTTTAAAAAAGCTTTTTATGAATTATTTTTATTTTATTTCAAATCTTCATTAAATGCCACCATACCAGAGACGTTAGTTTTAGCCTCTCTAAGCGTCTTAGTGGTGACTATATGCCTCTTATTATATAAGACCATCCAGCCGCTACCTATATTAGTTATAGACCAGTTACCGCATGTGTAGTTAATTAGCCAGCCATAGCCTTTATCGTAGGCGCGCTCTTTTGTGAATTTTAATGCTGTCATATCGTTTTGTTTTATGATACAAAGATACGAACCTTTTTTAGTTAAACCTGAGAAAAAATGAAAAAAAATGAAAATAATTTGTAAGTATCAGCTAATGAAGTACTTACCCTTGTTAGGATTGCTGAGGTGATATGATACAAAGTATCGAATCCCGTCCCAGAGGTGATTGTAGTTATCAGCTGCGACGTCTTTACCGTCTTTCCAGCAATAATTATTTGCCTCTATGATTAGGTTGCGACTCTTAGGGTCAATGATTAGCTTGTACTCCTGGAGTAATGCTATACCCAGGTTGATACTGCCCTGTCCTTTGATACTAGGCTTTATGTTTAGCCCATGGCTATGCTTAAGCTCATGCAATAGCCGAGGCTCAGCGCTGTCTCCTATCGTAAGGGTGTCTTTACCGTGCCTAGTGAGCTGTTTAGCTATATCTGAAGTGGTCATACCAGTGTCGTACATAACCTCCTTTAAATGGATTGTACGGGCGTTTACATTTATAGATACTAAAGTACCTGCAGACGGGTCATTACTGAATCCAAAATCCAGGCCTATACCATAATGGTCACCTCTATCGTCAAATGGTCCTATACTCCAATTTTTGAAAATAACCCCCTCAGCGACGTCTCGCCAGCCTCCGAGAATTTGAGCTTTGTACTCATCTGGGCGCTCTGATTTCATGCGCTCTATATTAGCTAAAAAGGTGTCATCTAAATGCTTTATGTTATCCTCGTATGTGGTATGTATGTAAGTGGTATCCTGGTGCTTAATATTCTCACCTCCCTGTAGGCCTCTAGATGCAAAAAATCTGTTATATATCCAGTGCGCTTTAGTGGCTGGGTTCATGACCATTATAACACGGTTCTGGGCGTCCTTAGAACGTACTGACAAATCGATTTTATCGAATAGTAAAGGGTCTGGCATTTCTTCAGCCTCATCGAGTATCCACGTGGTGATGCCATTAAGTGACTTAAGCGCAGCTGTCTGGTTACCTGAACCTACTTTTAGCCCCCTGAAGTATATACGGTTCCCTGTGGCCTTATTAGTTATATCTGTTTTGTTGACTATAAAGTGGTCTTCTAAGCCCAGGATTTCTATTTTTTCAGTCATCTCTGGTATAATAGACGTACTAGCTGAGCTCATTGTGTAACGCGTAAATAGGACGTTATGCCCTTGCTCAAATGTTAGTAAAAGTATCATTGTAGAGATACTAAACGACTTACTAGAACCACGCCCCCCAGTAGCTATATAGTACCTGGAGTTATCTGTGAATAATGGCTTGAATTTGGGGTTTAATTTTATCTTACTCATCGAACGATATTAGGCCTTTAAGAGTTACGTTTAAATCTACGTTACCATCTACGCTGAGGTCAATTTCCTGTTTAGGCATACCTGCCCTATACTTCATGAATAGCTCTATCGCTCTCTGGTCGCCTGACTCTATGCGCTCCAGTAGTTTTTGTATCACTACGTTAACGTCTATATTGTCATCTAGTATCTTTCGGATGTTAATTACTTCGCCATTTGTTGGGCGTCCTGCGCCTGCTCTAGCGCCTCCTGATTTTCCTTTTTTGCCTGCCATTTGAAATGATTTGAATATGAGGTGTTTACTTAAAAACAGTCTTAGATTAAATCAGTGATAGGCAGCAAAATACCCCAGGATGTATTGTTATCGCCTCCCTTTTTATTTCGCCATGTGTTAGCGTATTTCTTACATCTATATTGTAAATCTATAGTCTTAATTAAGTGGAATGTGTTACCGATTGCTATGCAGTACCATTTAGCCTCTGTAGTGCTTATTCCTGATAGTTTGCCTCTACTCATATACTCTATATATACGTTGCCAGTTTCGAGCGCTCTAAGGTCGTGTTTAACCTCTATAGTAGTCTCATCAAATATCGCGCCGAGCTCACGCTCTTTTACCTGTCCTACTTTTAAATCATGCTTAAAGTCATTGTTATAATTCATATCCCGAATATCTTTAGTTTTGCCTCTAAATCGATTATCTTTTTGTTTGCAGCCTCTAGGTCCGTTTCTGCCTTACGTGCTCTTAAAACGGCTCTATTCTTTTGTGAGCGGCTTTGTGATAGTATCCTTTGATAGCTATGTGCTTCAAGGTCCATGTTAGCTTTATGCACAAATACCCTGGTGAAGGCGCTTGCTACTTCATTAAGCTCTGGGTTATTACTTGCACCTTGCCACTTTATAAGCATGTTCAGTATTAGGTCCTGGTCTGCGAAGCATTGTAGGTCACCTAGTGTTACGTCTTTCATAATTTAATAGTCTTCGTTATCTTCGTCTATCCAGTCTGTGTTTTCGTCTTCGTCTGGTATGTACAACTGGCTAATAACTTTACAGTTTTGTCCTTCAGACTCCAGTAATATCTCTAGGGCTAGTCTACACCCCTCAGCCATGTTGAAATCGTTATCTTCAGCGGCCTCTATCTCTAAGGCAGCTATTGCCTCAAAGGGTACACCATGCGCCACATTTACCAGTGCAGCGCTTAGGTTTACTCTTACTAACTCTTTGTCTAAGTATAGGTACATTATAGCGTGCCCTCTTTATGGTATTGTGATAGGTCTATTAGCTCATCTACAAAGAACGCGTTATAGATTGCTACAGCTGCGTCTAGTTTATCCTTGCCAGATTGTAGCGTTTGCTCTGAGGCCTTAAACACTCCAATATCTGTAGTAGTTTTGTCTATCACTAACCAGTAAAATTCTGGTACATTAAACATCTGAGTATATAGATATGCCTGAAGGTCGTAATCGTATTTTTGTATTGTATAGTAAAACTGATTAGTCCCCTCACCATTTTTAAGAGTTATCTCTTTTAGGCCATCGTTAGTAGTTTTTACATCTGCTACATACTCACCTGCTTTTAAGATATCTGCCTTAGCTCTAAATGGCAATCCTTGTACATCTACCAGGGCTGGTACTTCAGTTTCAGCTCCCTTCATAAAGCTTGTGCATGCGTCATTTTGTAAGAACGCTGCAGCGATACGATTATTCATGTATTTTTCTTTAAGGGTATATGTGTTATTAGCGCCGTGCGTCTCCTTAGCTAGTTTCCATTTAGTGGTGTTCTTACTACTGGTATCTACAAAGGTATAATTACTATAATTCTCAGGCTCTAGTATCTCAGTGTGGACCAGCTTACCATCTCTTAGTGCTTGTGTCTCACTCATGCCTTTTTTACGCATGTGAGCAAACCACTTAGGGCTTTTTAATAACCACTTAGCTGTACTATAAGATAGCACGCGGTCCAGGTTTAAATAGTTATAGTAAAACTCATCATTGTACATGTTATCTAGTGTCTCAGATACGTCTACAGTCTCGTGATTTAATAGTGTTAATTTAGGCATATTTACGTAGTGTTAAGTAATTAATAAACTCCTGTTCTGTCATTTCGATTACCTCAGGTACATCGGTTACATTTTCTAGTAATTCAGCGTCCTGGTCTATCTGGTTTAAAATTGGTATTGTGTTCATAGTGTTTTAGTTATTATTCTATTATTATATTAGGGTTGTTAGCTTTTAATTCCTGAGCTTTATTGTAGTAATCTAGTGCTTCGTTATACTCAGAGGCTGTTAGATTTTTTAAAGCCTCTTTGTTTACCTCTGTTAGCTTCGAGGTATCCTTAGCCTTTAATTCTATATATAGTTTTTTAGCTTCGTAAGCTTTAGCCATTAACGCTTTATATTTACGTATAATAGTCATTTTTCTAGCGTTCTCTTGCTCTTGTTTTGTATACTTAGTGTTCAGTGTTTTTGTAAAATTAATCATAGTGTTTGTTTTAAGTTAGTTATTCTACACTGCAAATATATAAACCTTTATTAGTTAAACCTGAGCTTTTTTGAATTATTTTTAAATTAATTTACAACAGCCTGGTCCTTAAGAGCTTAGGTAAGTAAAAACTTTTGCATCACCGTAACGCTCAGCGCCATCTTCATACATACTGGCAGTTTTAAAAGCCTCTTTATCCGCTTTGTCTATAGCTCTCTGGGCTTCACGTTCCTGGTCCTGTCTCATTATAGCTCTTTCCATGGCTACAAAAGACTTTAGTTGATTGTTCTTAAAAAACTCTATACGGTCTTCAGGTATGCCTTGAAGGATGTCGTCTATACCGCGTCTCTCTGGTTCTACTAATTGCTGCAATTCCATCACCTTCAACTTAAGAGCTTTGTTTTGTATCTCTAGAGCCTCTAGGAGCGTGTCTGTGGCCTTTATAGATTCATCTGGAGTAACACTACTCAAAATCTCTGAAACGGCCTTAGAGTTTCTCTTATAGGTTTTATCGTAGTCTAATTCAATATCGTACTTATTTAAGCCATGTAATACAGTAGCGTGGTCTTTATTTAGATATAAGCCTATGTTCTCTAGGGTGATACCGTAGCTCCTAGAATAGAAGTAAAATATGTTCCTGGCCTGTACGTGGCACTTCTGGCGTGTTTTAAGCATGATATCGCAGCCTGTTACTGTCTCTACTGCCTTCTGGATTAAATCCATTGTATTTGTGTTTATGCGTTGTCTGGGTCTCATAATTTTATCTATTGAATTCTTTATCGTATAATCTTATTAATTCGTCCTGGGTTAATTCTATTAGGTAGTGAGTATCGTAGCCTCTCGCTTGCCATAGTCTATGCTCTAGTCTATTTAAGTCTAATTGCTGCTCTGGTGTAAATTCCATCGTAACCGCTGCTCTATAACCCTCAGCTGGTATAACTATCGTCCAGCCCCATGGGTATGAGTCTACTTTAAACTTATCTGTTTTGTTTACTAGGTTTAATAATGTGCTCTGTAAGTCTGTCATTGTTATAGTTTTAAATAGGGGCGTGAACCCCCGTTAGTTTTAAAGATTATTTAGTTTAAAGCTCTTTTTTAGCCCTTTGTTCTTTTCGTTTAATAAAAGCTCTAAAAGAAATGATTGCTCATTTTCAGTGTGGATTTCAAACCCTGCGACAAGGTTATCTGTATCGTAATCAAATCTAGTACCTAAAAACTCAAAGTGGTTGTAGTCTTCAGTTTCTGCCTTTACAAATACCTCTCTTGCAAGTGTTTCTACTTTGTCCTGTTGTGTCTCTGTTAATGTTGTGAATTTTGAAAATCTCATAGCGTTTGTTTTTATTTACACTACAAAGATACGGACCTTTATTAGTTAAACCTGAGCTTTTTTGAAAAAACTTTAAAAAAAAAGAGCTCACATCTCTGTAAGCCCTAATTCTACTGGGGTTTTGGTGCTAAAAAAAATTTACATATTTTCTCGCTCAATCTCTTTTTGTAGGTTTGCTAGTGCCCTCCAGGCTACTTTTGCGCTGTGTCTTATGCCGTCAGTGTCTAACGTTCCTGCGCCCATTAAATGCCTTGTAAGCGCGTCTAATTCGTCACCAGATTTCGCTCTGTCCCAGTGTAGCGGCTTGTCTGCATGGTGCTGGTCATTGCCTCTCTGGCTACATTGTGCTATAGCCTTTATAGCGTCTGGAAAATACATTAAGACTCCAGAGTAGATAGGTGTGGCTTTGCGCTCAGCTGCGACGTCCTGGTTGCCGAACGGGGGGTTATCTAGTAACTCGTCCAGGTCATGGCTATAGCTCCTATAAAACTCACTGCAAAGGCTTTTACCACCTATTTCACAGCTACAGTCTAAACATGGTTCTCTTAGTATCGTGTCTCTCATTTCGTTTATTTTATCTCTACTCATATAAGGGTTATTAAGGGGCCTTTTACAGCCCCGTTATTAATCAGTCTACGATACCAGCATAGCTAAGCCCAGGGCTAAAAACCCTATTAATACTATCCTTGCTGTAAATTTTAAATCTTCTTTCATTACGCTTGTTTTTGTATGTTATTGATTAGTTGGGCCACTTCGTTATAGGGCCTAGTAGCTAAATACCCTAATAATTGGTTAACAGACTCCACTGTTAAACTTACTGTTTCTACTTCTTTTACTTCTTCTTTTGCTTTTTTCATATTTATTTATGTTATGGGGCTTTCACACCCCTGATTAAATTACAATACCATCAATTCGTTAACTGCGGTCTTTCCGCCTAATACTACAGCGCATCCTATCGCTGGCTTTTTACCTACTTTCATGTAAGCCATAGCGTAACTTTTAGCATCAATACCACACCCTACCTGTGTCCCAAATACTCTGGAGTTAGCTCCTACAAAATACTCAGTGTATGCCTGGGTATGTAAATGGCCCTGGACCGTGCTACGCATATCTGAGCGCGCTTTAGTCTTAGCTGTCCCAGCTTCACCATGTATGTATAAAACGCCGTCTATTTCTACGTCTGTAACAAAATTCCATTTAGGTGTATTTAATACTTCTGAGTAATCCTTAATCCACTGCTTTGGCACGCCTCCTGATTGTGCCTTACGCATTATAATTCTATCATGATTACCTACAGTCACGTGAGCATCAGGCCACCTGTGGTAATACCTCTCTAGTCTCTTAATAGCTAGCTCCAGCTCCTGACCGCCTCCTAGGCCGTCCGCATCCGTCTCATGATATGAGCTGTAATGGTTGTCTATCACGTCACCTATAAAAACTACCTGGTTACAGTTGTAACGCTCGTACACTTCTACACAATGGTCAAAGTAGCTGTCCAGGTCAAATGGGCTGTGTAAATCACCTATAACTAACACTCTAGACTCTTTGTTATTAAAGAACTCAAATGAGGCTAATTTAGCGCCTTGCAGTCTGGGCCTTACGTCTGCATGTTTTTTATTTGCCATAATTTGTCTTTGGTTTTTGGGATTTTTCAATTTCTTTTTGTTCTATAATCTGAGCTATATGGTATAACTCGCTGGCTAGTCTTTTATAGCCCTCTGGGTCGCTCTGGTCCTTACCTACCTGGTGCTGCCATGACAGCCTAGTGGCAAACTCATCCGCCACATCGTTAAGCTCTGGCAGACTCATTTTTTTCAACTTACTGGTTGTTAGCGGCATAGTATAATTTCTCTAATTGGCTAACTAATCCAGCTAAACATGGGCCACAGTTTGAAACCTGGCGCTTAGCGCTGAATACATGATTAAATACCTCTACTAACCTGGTCTGTGTAGGCATGTTAACGCTAGTGGGCCTTTTAGGCTCAAAGAACGACTTTAAAAAATTATAATCGTCTGTTAAGAGGTCATTTAATTTCTTGTTAGGAAACGCCTTATTCAACACTGCAGCTCGCGCCTTACATCCGCAATCATCTACTACAGCATCTACTAGGTCCTTAATTCCTGTAACCTCTGTAAATTGCGTTACAATATCACCCAGGCCAGTGTTTTTACTTTCGCCTAGTATCTCAATTACTACAGCCTTTTTTAATCTTACTTTTTGTGCAATCTTACCAGGGCTTAAACCCTCGCTGTTTAATAAAAAAATCTGGTCGTTTAACTCTTGTTCTGTACTCATAATTTTGGTATTTAGTGGTTATTAAATTAAGTGAAAATCACCGTTTAAATAATCCTGGTAATCTTCGTGCAGTTTATCTGCTATCAGTAATTTGCTTCTTTTAATGCTTAAATAAATTGTTCTAATTCCTATCTTACTCTCTGTAGCTATGGTCCTGAAACTCTTACCAGTAGTTAAGTAAGTTTTAAATAACTCATAATCAAACCAGCTAGCATTATCTTTTACAATCTGGTACATCTTAATCTCTATTGCCTCTAAGGAAACAACTCCAGGGTCTTGGCCCTCGTCTATCCAGTTGTATTTTTCTTCAAAATCGTACTGACTGCCTAGGTGATTATACTTTAAATTAGATTTCTTTTTAATGCTGTTTAGGATTATTGACCTTAGTACAAAAAACATATATCCCTTAGATACTTTGCCTTTATCGTTTACAACTTTGTCAAATAAATCCTCGTATCTGGATAGTTTTAGGTACGCCTCCTGTACGAAATCTTCAGCGTAGTTAAATACTTCATTGTTATTACCAGCTATTGCCTTAGCCATCTTAATATATTCAGGGTGATATTGGGCCAGTAATTCTAGGGCTTTATTTTTGCTCATTAAAATGCTAATTTAGGTGATTGATTAGGCACTGTCATTGTAGGTAATGGTTTACTGTGGTTTATAATATCACGACCAGCTACTGTAAAGGCCACGTTACTAGGCTGCATCCTTAATGATATTGGCGCGTCTAAACTAGTTGGCCGTCCGCCTGTCTCAGTTTCTTTTACTTTCACTACATGAATATCTGAAACCATCCAGCGCGTTGGGTGTTGTGTGTACCTGTGAGTACTTATAACATCGTCCGCTCTGTTTCCCCACTTACCGCCTCCTTCAACATCTGCCATACTACATGGCTGTGGTAATCCTTCAAACTCATGACCGCTAGGGTGCTTTTTTCTTAGAGCTTCAGTTACTGCGTGAGCGTTAAGCCATACAGTCACATTATTTTCTTTACAGAATAATCTCATTTCGCTAGCTATCTGGTAATCGTACTCATGGCCTCCAACTTGCTTAAGTAATGTAACGTCTTTTATTAGTGAGTTATAAGGGTCAATAAGTAAGCCATCATAGTGCCATACGTCTAATATTTGCTTAGCTTCTGCCATTAGTGTGCGTGCGCTATATAATTTATCTACTGCCATTATTTTAAAGTGGTCGTTAATCCACTCTATCTCTGTTTCTATTTGTGCATCTGGTAGCTTTTGTATTGGAGTACCAGTTTTAAACTCTAAGAGCTTACGGGCTATGCTGTAGTCTGAATTTTCAGAGCTGAATACTAGCCACTTTTTGCCATGCTTTAAAGCGTAAGCCATCATTAAGTATAATATAACTGTAGTTTTACCAGTATTCGCGTGTCCTATGCAAATGTTAAAAGCTCCAGCTTTAAATCTCAAATACTCGTCTATTTCTTCGATACCTAAGCCTTTACCTTGCTCTATACGGTCATACTTTACATCATATAATTTACCTTTTATTTTTTCAATATCTGTTATCATAATCTGGCCTTAAGTTAATTAATAAATAAGGGGGCTTTTACACCCCCGTAATTAAGCCATGATTAAAATGGTAAGTCTGGTGTCTCACGTCCAGCGCTAGATTGCTCTGAGCTTGCTGTTTGTTGTTCTACCTTGTCCGCTACTGTAATCGTACCGTCGGTCCATACTACTTTACCGTTAGCGATATACTGCTTAGGTTCTTTAGCGTCTCTCTGGTCCTTTGTCTGGTCCATTGCCGCGCTTACGTTTTGACCGTATACGTTAGTCTCGTCATTTACAAATACTGAGATATTAGCCCAGCCCTTGTCGTTAAATTGAATTTTCTCTTTGTTGATACCGATTGATATAATTGTACTCATAATTTTATGCCTCTCTTAAAGGCCTGATTTTAGTGTTGGCAAAATTGCCGTTTAATTAATTAACTTGCTATAAATATAATACTTATTTATTCTTACTCAAATTTTTAAGCTGGTGAGTTTTCAGCAGTTGTCAACGTTTCTAATACTTTGCCTTTAAGGGCGTATTTGCCTTTTATCTGAGCTACAGTTACAGTCTTATTAGTTACTGCCTGCAGGGCTTTTAAATAGGCCTCACTTGACAAACTCAGCTCTGGTAATACAACAGCCTTTGCTGGAGCTTTACCGTGCGTATTTGTAGCGTCTGCGTCTTTGGTGTCGTCTAGTAGAAATAAGCCTCCTAGAGCGTACTTACGAGCGTATGAGCTAGAAGCCCCTGTACTCTGGGCTTTGTCCATACCTTTGCGGTTCAAATCCAAACCAGCCTGGGCTGTCACGTACGCCCTACCTTCACCGTCTGTAATTTCTGCTGTACATTCTACGAACATATTACCAGCTACTTCAATTACTTTGTCCGTTACAGTTAATAGTAATCCTTGCTCACTTAATAGCGGTTTAAGCGCTTCTAAGATATCTTCAGCGTTTCTGTAGCTGTACTTACCAAAAGAGTTGTATTGACTCTTAGAGGCTTTTAATTGGTTCTGAATTGTAATTAGTTTTTTTATCATGGTTTTAATTTTAAGGGTTTAATTTGCTTTTTTTAATT